GAAAATATTAGTAATGCTATGCCTCAGTCTTTACAGCCAACAGGCTTTATGCAACCAATGGATCAAAAAAAAAGTCTTGAACCCAACAGGTTGAGTTTTCAGGCTGGTGATATTGTACCACAGAATATAGTAGATAGAATTGGTTCTGAAGAAGTTTCTGGTGGTAATGTACAGGATTATAAACAAAAAAAGTTTGCTAAAGGTGTGTACAGCAATGGAATGTTTGTTCCTTACAAAGACAATAAAGACATACCTACTTTGTTTGGATTTAATCTTACTGAAAAAAGATTTGCCGATTTAGTAGGTCGTAAATCAGTTCCAGAAGAAGAAGTTTTTAAAAGACATGAACAAGAAGTACAAAATTCTTATAATCAAGCTAAACAACTAGCTAAAAATCAAGGAATAGATTTTACTGTACCTCAAATACAAGAAGTTCTTACAGACTTAGTATATAATATGGGATTAACATCAACTTCTAAATTTAAAAAAACATTAGGTTTTTTAAAAGCAAAAGAATATAATAATGCTGCTATAGAACTAGGAGCTAGTGATTATTCAAAAGATGTTCCTAATAGATATAATAGAAATAAAAAATTATTAGAATCAATATCAAAACAAAATTTTGTAAATAAAATAGAAAACGTCTTAGGGCGTAAATAAGAATTTGACAGCCACCTAGACTCCTCGTCTGGCCCTGTCGCAAATACCAACAGTAGCTACCCACAATATAGTGGCCCTGCATGGAGGTGAAGATGACTGATACAACAAATCAACAAATAGAGGAAACAACTAAGAAATCGCCTACCCCAACACCATATGTTGGCAGAGATAGAGTTTTTCAAACAAAAGAAGAGATTACTAAAGAAGCTGATGCTAAAAAACAAAAAGTAGAAGCCGCTGAAGAAAGTCTTCCAGAGAAAAACACAGGCACAAAGCATGATTACAAAAAACGGTACGATGATTTAAAATCACATTATGATAGTAAATTATCTGAATGGAGAAAAGAAAAAGAAGAAATTCTTGTTCAACTTCAGACTAATAAAAAATCAGATGTGGCTATGCCAAAGACAGCAGAAGAACTTCAAGTTTTTAAACAGAAGCATCCTGATGTTTATGACGTTATTGAAACCGTTGCAAGTATGAAAACAGATTCTAGAATCCAAGATGTTGAGGAACACCTTAATATCCTAAGAGAAAAAGAATTTGAACTTTCAAGGCAAAATGCTCAGAAAGAACTATTAAATGTTCACCCAGACTTTTTAGATCTAAAAGATAGTGAAGAGTTTGTAGAATGGTTAAAAGATCAACCTGACAGTATTGCTGAAGGTGTCACAAAAAATGCTACAGATGTAAAGTGGGCCGTGAGGACTGTTGACCTGTATAAACTTGACAAGGGTATTAGTAAACCAAAGTCTAAATCTAAGAAACCTAGTGATGCTGCAAAAGTTGTAAAAACAACTACAGCTTCGCAAGACATTACAGAAAAGAATAACAACAAAAAGATTTGGACATATGAAGAGATTTCTCGATTAAAACCACATGAATATGTGAGGCTAGAAGAAGAAATTGATCTAGCAAATCGAGAGGGTCGAATCAGAGAACAATAATAATCAATCAGATAACTTTTTAAAGGAGAAAGGTTATGGCTTTTAGTACAGCTGCTGGTTACGACAACCTCGTTAATGGGGCTTTCGTTCCTAGCATATTTAGTCAAAAAGTTCTCAAGTTCTTCCGTAGATCTTCGGTTGTAGAAGCAATTACTAACACCGACTATGCTGGAGAAATAGAAAATTTTGGCGACACAGTTAAGATAATCAAGGAACCGACAATCACAGTTTCTGCTTATCAACGTGGAGCAACTTTAAATCCACAAGATCTTACAGATACAGAAATTACTCTTACTGTAGATCAAGGTAATGCTTTTTCATTCAGAGTTGATGACATTGAAGAAAGACACAGCCATCTTAATTTTGAGGCTTTGGCAACTTCTTCTGGTGCATATGCTCTTAAAAGGCAATACGACTTCAACGTGCTAAGTAACATTAACTCAAATGCAACTACAGATACAACTAACTTAGGTGCTGCTAGTTCTGCTATATCATGCAATACTGGTAATGAGTGTGCGAACTACCTTAGTACAGCTGCTCGTTTACTTGACGAAAATGACGTTCCAGAAGAAGGAAGATGGTGTGTAGCACCTCCTCAGTTTTTTGAAATACTTCGTCAAGCTGACGCTAAATTGATGGATTCAAGTGTAACTGGTGAAAATCAGTCTGCCCTTTTGAATGGTGCTGTTACAGCAAGACAAGTTCATGGGTTCACACTTTATCAGTCTAATGCTATTGCAGTTAGTTCCACAGGTTCTTCTGCTACAGCAACTTTTGGACCTTCATCAACAAGTGGTGAAACTAATGTTCTTTTTGGTCATATGAGTGCAGTTGCTACTGCATCACATATTGCTAAAACAGAAGTAGTTCGTGATCCAAACAGCTTTGCTGACATTGTGCGTGGTTTACACGTCTTTGGAAGAAAAGTTCTTAGACCATCCGGAACAGGATTTACTGGAGTTCTCTCTGGTGTTCCTGATCTTAACACTTAAAGGGGAGTATATATTATGGCTACATATAATGCAACTCATAGTAGTGCAGGAACAGTAGGTCATCCTTCTGGTGCTGCCAAAGCCTATGTTATTACTTCTCCAGTTTATGATGCTGTTGACAATACAGACTTAGAGCAAGGCGACATTGTTCAATTAATAGATCTACCTGCTGACACAATGGTTGTTGGTGGTTGTATCGAAATTCTTGAAGCATCTGGTAATGCACAAATCACTTTTGATGTGGGTATTACAGGTGGTGATGTTGACGCTTTTATTGATGGTGCTGCCTCTAATGGTACTACTGCTATCAATTTTGGTGCTCAAAGTACAGATTCAGCTATGGTAACTTCTGCTGATACACTAGATCTTCTAGTTATTGATGGTGGTTCTACTAAAACTACTGCATGGAGATTCCGTGCTCACGTTGTTTTAGTTGACGTTTCTAAAAACCCTGTTGAGTCTGCTACAGTTTCAACTGGTACATAGTATTATAATACGGTTTTTGGGGAGTTCCGTAAAAACTCCTCATATTTTCCCTCATTGCTGAGTTCAAATTAAAGAGGAATAGTAAATGTTTTTTATTAAGTTACTTACAGAAGACAATGTTAAATATTGCACAAATGCAATAAAGAAGTTAAAGTACAAAGATGGTAGTTTTACACAGCCTTTAAATAAAATATATAGTGTAAAACAAAATCAAGAAATACTTTCTGTACCAGAAAATGTACGAAAATATTTAATTGATATTTTTTATAATCATGATTTTATAGATTCGGTTTATTGTCCAAATAGAATATCAATAAATTTTTATAATAAATATCAAAAAGATGATTTCTATGACCTTCATATAGATTCATTTAGAGCAACACCAAAATCAAACAATGTATATTTTGACTATGGTTTTTCTATAAATTTAACGGATAAGTATGAAGGCGGAGAATTTTTTCTTCACACAGAAGTAGGGCCAATGTCTTTTAAGTTGGCTTCTGGAGAAGCAGCAGTTTTCCCTATTATATATCCACATGGTGTAAATAAAGTTACATCAGGAACAAGAGAAAATATATTAGGTTGGTTTTCATCAAATGTATCATACGAACAGTCTTTTATTTTAAAAAATTTATATGATGTGCAATCACATCTAAAAGGAAAAAATAAAGAAAAGTTTGTACAAGCCACACTAGTTCAATCTTATTTGAAGAAAAAGTGGGGTAAGTAGTATGTTTTATAAAATATTTGATGATAAACAAGTTAAACATATTTCAGATGCACTTTTTAATAAACCTCTTGTAGATGGAAAACATACACAACAATTAAGTAACGCATACGAGATAAAAGAAAATAAAGAACATCCAGTTCCAAGTGATATAAATGATTATATACAAGATGTTTTTTTAAGTAAAAGATTTGTTAAACATATTTTTGCACCAACAAATTTTACAGCAAGAATATATAATCAATATGTTACTAATGATTTTTATGACTATCATATTGATCCTTTTAAATCTACTCTATCAAATAGTCCACCAATGCAATTTAATTATGGTTTTACTATTGGATTGACAGATGATTACGAAGGTGGGGAGTTTGTTTTACAGACAGAATCTGGAGAAATTGGATATAAAGTTGGTAAAGGGGAAGCAGTAATATTTCCCGTAATATATCCTCATAAAGTTGTTCCTGTTACAAAAGGATGTAGACAAAACATTATAGGATGGTTTGAATCTAAAATAACTTATGAACAAAGTTATATTTTAAAACATCTAGAAGAAGTTTTATCTATACATTTAGATTTAATTAAAAGTAATAAAGACCAAGACTTATTTAAAGATTTATTAACAAAGTCTATATTAATTCAATCGTATTTAGTAAATAAGTGGAGTCTTTAAAATGGATAAGCATAATCATATCTATGTTCCTAAACATAACGAAGAAATACTTACACCTTTTGGACCAGCTGTAGGATATAAAAAATTATCAAGTGATTTTGTAAAATTTTTAAATAAAAATCTAGATGATAATTTAGAAGATTTTTCAAATAATCTTGTAGGAAAAGTAAAAGAAGAAAAACAATTTTCACCTCAAATAACAAAACATTTTGTGAATGAAAATTATGCTTTTATAATGCAGTACTACAATGCTTGTTTACAAAGAAAACTAATGGACTCGAAAGATCTACCTAATCATGTAGATTATAATATACAAGTATCAGCAGGTTGGTATGTAAGACAATATTCAGGAGAATATAATCCTCTTCATATGCACACACGTTGTAGTTATAGTTGTGTAGGTTATTTGTCAGTACCAGAAAAGTTTGAAGAAGAAAGTAAAGAAGACTACAAAGACCATTATCCTGCACATGGACATTTACAATTTACTAATGGTCCTTCAGCATCTCTAGATATGGTTGGATTTATGGTTAAACCAAGAGTAGGTGATTTTTTTATTTTTCCATCTAGCTTGTTACATTGTGTTTATCCATTTTATTGTGAGGGTGAACGAAGATCCTTTAGTGTAAACTTTGACGTTGTTCCTATGCCTAAAGGAATTATTTAAATGAGCATAGTAGAAAAACAAAAACAAGTTCATGGTAATATATTTAAACCCATAGCTGATACAGAAGTTTTAACTCCATTTGGACCAGTTATAGCTTACAAAAAATTATCAAATGAATTTGTTAAAAAATTAAATTCTTATATTGATGATGATTTACCTGATCACTCAGATTATTTAGTTGGTAAAGTAAAGCAAGAAACAAGATTTACAGAGGCTATAAGTAAAGTATTCATGAATGAACTTGGTGGTTTTGTTTTTGAGTATTATAAATATTGTTTTGAACGTGCAAAAATGGTAGAAGATAGTTTACCTAGAGATGTAGATTATCAATTAAATGTTATAAATGGTTGGTTTGTTAGACAATATGCAAATGAATACAATCCAATGCACATTCATACAAACTGCTCAATATCTTGTGTAGGTTATCTCGCTTTACCGGAAAAGTTTGAAGAAGAATGTGAAGAAGATTATAAGGACCACCACCCTTCACACGGACATATACAATTTAGTAATGGATCACCTAATTGGATGGAAAGTTCAGGATTTGTTGCTAAACCAAGAGTAGGTGATTTTTACTTGTTTCCTTCTAAACTATTACATACTGTGTATCCGTTTTATTCTGAAGGAGAACGTAGGTCATTTAGTGTAAATATGGAAATAGCATCAGCACCAAAAGGATCATTAACAAATGGCAGAAAAGAAAAAAAGTAAAGGTGATATGTCAGGGCTAACCCAGAGGGGCGGCCACTTGCGTAAAACTAAAGCAGGTGCTGGTATGACTAAAAAAGGTGTAGCAGCATATAGAAGAAAAAATCCCGGTAGTAAATTACAAACCGCTGTTACTGGTAAAGTAAAACCGGGATCAAAGGCTGCTAAAAGACGTAAAAGCTACTGTGCAAGATCCGCAGGGCAAATGAAGAAGTTTCCTAAAGCTGCAAAAGATCCTAACAGCAGACTTAGGCAAGCTCGTAAACGATGGAAATGTTAATTAACTAACGGAGAATAAATCTATGTATGGTATGAAGAAAAAAATGATGGGTGGTGGAATGACCTATGGTAAAAAAAAGAAAATGAGAGATGGTGGTAAAATGTTAAAAGATGTGCCAGAAGGCAATAAAGGTTTAGGCAAACTACCAAAATCTGTCCGTAACAAAATGGGCTTTAAAAGAGATGGCGGCATGATGTATGGCAAAAAGAAAATGATGGGTGGCGGTTCTGTTAATGAGAACATTAATCCATATGGTAGACCAGCAGATACTTCTTTGGTATAATAAAATGGCTAAAAGCACAGTAAATAAAGCAGGGAATTACACTAAACCTACCATGCGTAAAAATCTTTTTAGTAGAATAAAAGCTGGTAGTAAAGGTGGTCCTGCTGGTAAGTGGTCAGCAAGAAAAGCACAGATGTTAGCTAAACAGTATAAAGCAAAAGGCGGAGGTTATAGAAGCTAATGGCAATGGGAGTTCCACACTATTACAAAGATGGCAAACCGCTTGGTGCTGGTGGTATGGGTCAGTATCATAAAATGAAAGATGGTACATTACACTCAGGTAAAACACACACTAAGAGCAGTAAAAGACTTTTTCATTTTAACGAATTATCTAAAACTGCAAAATTAAAAGCTAAAAAAAATCAAGATGCGTTTTTAAAAAAGAAAAAAAATGGCTAATCTAAAAAAATCACAACGTAGTTTAAAGGCTTGGGGAAAACAAAAATGGCGTACCAAATCTGGCAAACCCTCTGGAAAAACTGGAGAACGATACTTACCAGAAAAAGCAATCAAAGCCCTATCATCTGCGGAGTATGCGGCAACGACAAAAGCGAAGCGAAAAGGAACAAAGCAGGGAAAACAGTCTGTGAAGCAACCGAAGAAAATTGCAGATAAAACTAGAAAGTATAGAAAGTTTAGTTGATGAGTTTGCCTACTTGTCAATGTCCTATTTGTGATGATCAAGATTGTTTTTGTGATTGTTCAAATTGTGACGATAAATATTGTACTTGTATGTGTCATTTTTTAAAAGAAAACGAAACGGATAAATAATGGGAACATTAACTTTTCTTAATTACACCAATAGAGTTCTTGAAGATTTAAATGAAACTACTCTAACAGCTTTATCAAGTTCTAGGGGCGTTCAAACTGTAGCTAAAAATAGCATTAATCGTGCTATAAACGATATAGCTAATGCAGAAGTTGAATGGCCTTTTTTACATAGTGACAAAGACCAAGATACATACGCTGGAGTTGCTGAGTATGGATTACCTTCAGATCACTCTTATGTAGATTTTGATAGTTTTATGCTTTTTCCTAAAAATCTTGTTACAAATGGAGATTTTGCTAGTGATATCAGTAATTGGACAGATGGTTCTTCTGGTACTGGTGAGGTAGCATATAATAGTACAGGACCACAGCCACCTGCGTCAAGAACAGGTGCATTACGATTAACAGCAGGTAGTGATGGTAATGCTATAGCTTATCAAGAATTAACTACAGTAAAAAATAAACAGTATAGAGCATCTTTTGGTGTAACATATCCTTCTGGTGGTGATTTAACTTTTAAAATAGGTACATCAGCAGATGGTTCACAAATATCTAGTAACAGTATATCTATAGATGATCTAGGTGATTTTAAATATGTAGATTTTACTTTCTCTGCAACAGGAACATCAACATTTATAACCTTTAGTCAATTAGTTGACACACAAGTAGATATTGATAATGTTGTTGTAACTGAAGATATATATCCAAAAAAATTAAAATATCTTTCTTATGATGAGTTTCAAGAGAGATTAAAAGAAAGAGATAGAAATACTAACATAAGTAAACTAGCTGAACCTGATTGTGTTTATAGAACTCAAGATCAAAAGTTTGGCTTAACTCCTATACCTGATAAAAGCACTTATACTGTGGGGTATGAATATTGGAAAACTTCTACACAATTATCTTCTGATACTGATACATCAGATATACCAACAAGATATGAACACGCAATAATAGCAAAAGCAAGATACTATGTATCAATACTACGTTCTGATTTAGAAACAGCACAAGCATCTTTAGCAGAGTACAACGATGTTATTCGTAGAATGAGAATAGAATTAGTTAATAAAAAAGATTATTTTAGGGCTGTGTAATGAAGGGTAGACTTAAAAATGCAGCTGTTGCATTATCTGATACAAATTTAACAGCTGTTTATACTGTACCTACTAATTTTACAGCCATCATTAGAGAAATTTTTCTTACTAATGTAGACGGTAGTTCTGCTGTAGATGCTACATTAAAATACACCGATACTTCTGCTAGTGCTACTTTTTCATTAGCAAGTACAAAAAGTGTTCCAGCAGATGATTTTTTAAGAATTGAAAATGCACATATCATTTTAGAAGAAGGTGATATACTAAAAGCACAAGCTGGTGCAGCAAATGATTTAGAAGTAATAGTTTTTGTAGAAGAAATATATAAACCGCAAGGATAGCAATGCCTGATTTTTCTGAAATAAGACCAGTTACAGTTCCTTTAGGTGGGGGCTTAATTCTTGATAGAGATGATTTCTCATTACCTCCCGGTGCAGCTGTAAGACTACAAAATTTTGAGCCAAGTATTCAAGGTGGTTATCGTAGATTGACTGGAAATGAAAAATGGAACAGCAATCAAGTTAATAGCACTAATAAAATATTAGGGTTAAAAATTTTTAACAATGGTGTTGTTGCAGCAGCAGGTAATCTAGTAACATTTGCAACATCAGGTAGTAGTTACGCTACAATAGGAACACGAACATCGGCTGGTAGATATAAGTTTGATATTTATAATTTTAATAATACTGAAAAACTTATAATGGTCGATGATGTTAATCAAGCAGCTTCCTATGATGGAAGTACATACACTTTAATAAATACAACCGGAGCACCAGCAGATCCAGCATCTGTAGCAGTTTTTAAAGATCATATGTTTTTTGCTGGTATGTCTACTAATCCACAAGAAGTAGTATTTAGTGCTCCTTTTGCAGAAACAGATTTTACAGCAGCAAATGGTGCAGGATCTATAAGAGTTGATACAGCAGTTGTAGAATTAAAAGTATTTCGTGATGCTTTATTTATATTTGGTATAGATAAAATTTATAAAGTAGTTGGAACAAGTGTAGCCGATTGGCAAGTACAACCAGTAACACGAACACTAGGTTGTGCCGATGGTTTCTCAGTTCAAGAACTTGGCGGTGATTTATTATTCTTATCACTTGACGGTTTAAGAACTATTGCTGGTACAGAACGAATTGGTGACGTTGAATTAGGAACTATCTCAAAACCTATTCAACCTCGTATTGAAGAAGTTATTTCTTTTTCAGATAATAGATCTTCCGCAATAGTTAGGGGTAAAAGTCAATACCGTTTATTCTATCCTGCTAATGGGGATTCGGTAGATAACAGTAGAGGTGTTTTAGCTACTTTAAAAAGAACACCACAAGGCGGTATAGGATTTGAATTTGCAGATATAAAAGGTATAAAACCTTCTGCAATGGATTCCGGTTTTATTAGCAATAAAGAAGTTATTTTAGAAGGTGGATATGATGGTTATGTTAGAAAACAAGAAAGTGGTAATACTTTTGATGGAACTAATATAATTGGAATATATCGTTCACCAGATTTGTCTTTAGGTGATTCTGGTATTAGAAAATTAATGCAAAGAGCTATTATTAACTACGGAGTTGAAGGAACAATAGATGCTCAAATGAGAATTAGGTACGATGGTGATGCACAAGATGTACCTCAACCTACTTCATTTGATTTATCTAATCCGGGTGGAATAGCACAGTACGCTGCTTCAACATCAACTTATGGATCTGCTGTTTATGGATCTAGTGGAGCACCAGTACAAAGACAATCAATAGAAGGTTCAGGATTTTTAATCGCTGTTAAAGTGGATCATAATAGTGCTTTAAGTCCGTTTACTTTATTTTCATATCAATTAGAATTTACTCTTGGAGGGCGTAGATAATGGGTGCAACATATACAAGGCAAAGTAGCACAGAAATTGTTGATGGTGAAGTTATTAATGCTGCTGATTTCAACAACGAATTTGCCGCACTCGTAACAGCTTTTGCTGCCTCAACAGGTCATAGTCATGACGGAACAGCTGCTGAAGGTGGTAATGTTACTAAATTATTAGGAACATCTATTACCATAGGTGATGCTACAGCAGGAACAGATATAACAGTAACATTTGATGGTGAAACATCTGATGGTGTTTTAACATGGATGGAAGATGAGGACCAATTTAAATTTTCTGATGACATAATGATTGTTGACGATGAACAATTAATATTTGGTACAGATTCAAATGTTGCTATAAGTTATGATGAAACAACAACTGATTCTTTAAAGATAGCTGCTACTGAAGGTGCAGCATTAGCTATTACATTAATGGCTGATGAAGGTGATGATGCAGGAGATGAGTGGAAGCTCAACATTGCAGATGGTGGTACACTTACACTAGGTAATGATATAAATTCTGCTGGTACTTATGTAACACATCTAACATTAACACCAAATGCTACAGTAGCTAATTCAACTTTAGCCGTTGCAGGTAATATTACTTCTGGCGGAGATGTAACTATATCCGATGATTTATTATTAGACTCAGATAGTGCTGTTCTTAAATTTGGTGATGATCAAGAAATAACAGTTACTCATGTTGCTGATACTGGGTTAAATATAAAACATACAGCAACTGGAGATGATAAACCTATAGTCTTAACTCTTCAAACAGGTGAGACAGATATAGCTCAAGACGATGTTATAGGAAAAATAAACTTTCAAGCTCCAGACGAGGGAACTGGTACTGATGCAATTTTAGTTGCCGCTGGTATTGAAGCAATATCTGAAGGTGATTTCAGACT